CCCGCCGCATGAAGGAGAAGGCCCTGTTCCTGGGCAAAGGACTACCCTATGACCCTCTCAACCAAGATCATCGTGGCCCTGACCCTTTCCTGCGTCCTTCTAGGATGGTTCGGGTTACGTTCACACATCGCTTTGCAGGAAAGCCGTAAGGAAGTTGCCTCCCTGACCGATGCCCGTAAGCGCGATCAGGAGGTTCACACCAAGCTCCACCAGGAACTTGCCCGTATCCGGGAGCAATCCCGTAGGGCCACCAAGTCCCTGAACGAAGCACTTAACAAGGAGAAGGAGCATGCGGACATTATCGTGCCTGATGCTATCGCTGATGCTCTACGGATGCGCTAGCGTTAACGTAGCCCCTCCCCTTAATCTCTTGCAGGATTGCCATGTTAGTACTTTGCCCGACGGCACCCTTACCCTTAAAGACATCTACGACCATGTGCTTAACCTGCAAGAGGACCTTAGCCTCTGTAATGCCGACAAGCAAGCACTAAGGAACTGGTACCAATAACCCGGACCGAAATTTGATGGCTCTGTTCGAGGGGAGGACTCCGACTCAACGCGCGCGGAGTTCCCCCCCCATAGGGTCGGCCAGCGGCCAGCACGGCCAGCCGAAGGCTTGACAAGCGGCTCGGTTTGTGGTATGGCAAGGCCAGATCGGAATACAGGGCCATCACGGGGCCTAAACAGGGTCTGACCCATGGTACGGTACCGGCCACGGCATGAAAACGCCGCCACGGGGCTGTATTCAAGCCGCAGGGCCATTCCCAGCCCGGCAACAGGTACGGAACGGCGGAGCATGGCCGGTAATGTACGGCAGTACGAGCGCGCGGTATCTGTATTTGCCCTATGGTCCGACTGTTGCCCTGGTATCCGCCTTTCGGTACGCTCATGCAACAGAACAGGCTAAACGATAGGCCACCCAATGGGAAATACCGGATACTATGCATATCCGCATCGGCACCAATGAAGAGTGTGAATAGTGCAGTAGGGTTAAGCGCCTATCTATTCGCACCCGGAGGATGCAACCTAACCACCAGACACCAGACATCCCACTAAGTACAATCTCCGCTTCGCTCCGATTGACGGCACGGTACGGAACGGTAGACAGTAGCAAGCCGACAACAAATAGCACGCGACAATGGACAATCTGTACAGAACCTATTGACAACCACAATAATCATCTGTACAGTAGAGCCTAACGGTATCAACAAGCGCTAAGCAACAAAGCAAAGTAGATACCGCTTGACAAAGGTTCTGAAGTGTGATCCAATGTCAACAAGCTAAACAAGTGACAGAACGGTCTAGCCTAAGAGGGCAACCTAGTAATCACATCAGTTAGCAGGTAGTAAGGTAATACGGTCAACGAAGCTGTACAGTATGGAAGTCTATGGAAGGTATACGCATATAGGCCAGTAAGCCATGCGCGGTATCCGATACCCGCATCGTGAGAACGGATGAATCTGCGGTGACTGTAGACAGTACAGTACACAGGGTTGACAAAGGATCAGTAATATGATCCAATAGCGGTAAAGGTATTACGGTACATAGGCATTTACGTCATAGCACTACGCTTGACAAACCCTTGCCTGTAGTGTATAGTTCTATCTCATGTAGTACGCCGATGATGCGAAGAGTGCGGAGTCTTATTAGTTAAGCCGTATCTATTAGCTAGGCAAAGGCTGACGTAGAAACGCGCAAGAATGCTTACGCTGGGACCGAAGGTCTACAGTTAGGGCTGACTTGTCACGCCTACTGATGCTGCACGGGAATGGCCTGCGTTGGGAAACACGCTACCGTGCATAAAGAATGGCTCCCGCCTAGACCCTACTGGATTAGTATTTGCTAGTAGGCGAGTGCAGAAATACCGGATAAGGATGGCTATGACAATGCCAAGTTTCGCCGATTCGATCCGTGACGTGCAGGGCAATGGAAGCCTTACAGCACGACAGGCCCGCTACATTGTAGCGTCATGCGCATTGTAGGCAGTGCGTATGCTTTTACAATGGAGAATGTATGATCAAGAGAATCATCAACATCATAAAACCGTACCGGGTGCATCATACCCTGGACAATGGACGCACGGTTACGTACTATTCTTGGACGTGGACCGATGCCTTGTCCTGGGTTAAGTGTCACGGGTTGCAGGACAGGGTGAGGGTGTTCAAGCTGACGCCGGTATTCTCATGCTGGAAACTCGTGGCGTCCCGATAGTTCATACAGTTGGACATGCGATGCGTGTCCTTCTGCCTGCACTATCGCAGGGTATCTTTTTCAAGGAAATTACCATGTCGAACAATACCGCAACTTTCAAGTTCTCTGCAACCATGGACAAGGTCCAGATCGAGAAGGCCATTCTGTCCATCCGTACCCGTGGTGCGAAGCTGGACAATGACATCCAGGTGACGGGACTGTCCATCCTGCGACACGTCGATGCCCATGGAGACATCACGCTGGCGAATCGCCTGTATCTGGCGATGCCCAAGGGGTCACGCCGGAACTCGCTGGCTCTGTGGATGGTGGCCTATGGCAAGCTGAAGATCAATCAGGACAAGGCCACGTCCAAGGATATGCCCATGGTGTTCGACAAGTCCAGCACCACGGATATGGTCGAAGCGGCCAAGGTGAAGTGGTTCGAGGTCAAACCCGAGCGTGAACTGGACCAGGAGTTCGACGTGAAGGCGGCACTCGCAAGCCTGCTGGCACGTGCCAAGCGTGACGGCGTGAAGGTCAAGGCCGGTCAAGCTGACCTGCTGCTGGCGGTCGAGCGGCTGGCGAAGGATGAGGCCGAAGTCTAAAGCCACACTGTCGGATGCGCTGGTGGATATGGGCCGGTACACCAGCGCCGACGCCCTGGCTGATCGGCACGCCGTGGATGAATCATTCGCACGGCGTCGTAGATTGATCCAGGCCGGTGAACGGTTCGACCGTGGTGAGATAACGTACCGGCATTACGCGGACTATTACGTGAAGGGGAAGAGATGACGAAGAAATACAGGGAACCCTTACCCGAAGGAACAAAGGTGCGTATGCTGCGAAGCATTGCAGGTGCAAAGAAGGGAGAGGTGTATACAGCGTATCCGCTTGAGGATGGCACTGTACTTGTTCGCAACGATAGGTGGGACCTGTACCTGTACGGGCCGAATGCCTGTGAGCAGTTCCGTGAGGGAGTAACGTGGGAGGTGGTGACATGAGTCCCACTAAATTCAAACCCGGTGATAAGGTGCGCTGCGTTGGCTCTCGTGGGTACCTGTTCACTACGGGCAAGGTGTACGTGGTGGAGAAGTACATACCCGAGACGCATCATGAGCACTTCACTTGGCCGGACTACGTGTCCGTGGTGGATGACGCTGGCAGGCGGGTCGAGTGCCACGCCAGTCGGTTTGTGCGTGCCTGACAGGAAAATATCATGTACTATCTGTTGCTGGCTTGCGGGGTGATTGGTTCCCTGACAGGTTTCTTCACGGTGCTGGGCAAGGCGCTGTCGTAGAGTGCATACCATAGGGCAGGATGTCCTGCCCCTTGGCCTGTACTTTGCAGGTTATCAAAGGAGAATCTATTATGATCGACAAGTCGGAACTGGAGTCTATCCTCACCAGCCTGTGCACTCGCTGGATACATCGTGTCGGAGGGTACGTGAATACCCTGGATGTGTTCACGAGCAGGGATGAGGTCAACCGTTTCTTGAAGGACAGAGGCATTCATGGTGAGTACCTGTGCCTGGGTGTCGGGTGCTTTAGTTTGGCACTATTGGATCATCTGTCGGGCAAGGTCATCAAGGTGTCCATCAATCAGGTGGACAAGGCCCCGATGTATTGGGAGTGGTGCAAGGCACATCAGGGTGAGGAGTTCGTGCCGGTCATCCATGACACTGGTCACTTGCGGGTGATGGGTCGGGAGCTATCCTTCGTGGTCATGGACAGGCTGTATCACGACTCAACAGAGTATGAGGCCGCAGGAGGATACTTATTCTTCACACAGTGGGCGGAGTCCCAGGGCCTGGGTAAGATGGGGCAACTGGATTGTCACGGTTTCAATGTGATGTACAGCTACAAGGACAGCAAGCTGTACGTGACTGATCCGCTGTCGTTTCCAAATCGAAGAGAGTGACATGTTCGATAAACGTCAGAGCATGGTCTTGCTTCGGGTGCAGGACTGGGAGGGTTTAGGTCCTTATGCTTCGAGACCTGACTGCGACTATGAAACATTCCACAATAGAGGTTTGGAAGTGCGTCACCCAACGCCCTACAACGACAGCCGCCTTCGAGATGAATTAACAGATGCGGGGTTCAGTTGGTCATTCGACAAGGACTTGAGGTTTGCGTTTGCATCTGTTGACCAATTCTTTTCTTGGTTCTACTCGGACACGGTGAGGAATAAGCTGAAGGAGTTCGGGTTTGATCTGGTTCTGTTGGTGGGCTGCACAAAGGTATTTGTGGGTAACACACAGTGCGCAGTTCAAGGTGGTGAAGTAGTCCATACCCTGGACGTTACGTCCAGCCGCGAGGTAATTGAGGCAGCATATATGCAGGCCACATTTAAAGGAGAGTGATATGTTCACGGTGTTCTTATTGGTGGTGCTGTGCATAGGTCCGGAGCAGTGCGGCGAGTTCCGAGTTGCAAGCTGGCAGGTGAGCACCAAGTCCGAGCAGGTCGAGGCCATGGCGGAGTGCAACCTCCGGGCTGCGTTCATGGGCAGAGTCCACGAGGTCGAGGCAGGTTGTGCAGTAGGGAGGACTTCATGATTACAATCATCCTCGATATTCTATCCATGGTTATCCTTCTGGCTACGGTTGCTGCATTCGTGCGACTTCTGTACCAGGACATCAAGGACAGGAACGAGTAGTGTGCATACCATTGGGCTGGCGTGTCCAGCCCTTTGGCCTGCGCATTAGGGCGTAGGTTTAACAAGGAGAACATCATGTTCAAGAACGGAGTGTTTAATCAAGCGGCTCTGAAACTTCTACAGGAAGATAGCGAATGCACGCTGTTCCTGTGTCACATGGTTCCAGGATTCTCGTACAAGTGGGACAACACCACGTTGTTCAAGGCAGGAACAATCGAGGGCCTCATGTATGGCAGGTACGGACACTTCCAGGACGCCAATCTTGCCCGTGCTTATCTGCTGGAGCACATGGGGCCACCCGACTTCTATAGTCAACGGGGGTTTGAGGAGACACTCCTTACACTCCTGGACGAGTTCGAAGAAGGAGCATAAACATGCGTAGTAGTCTGATCATAGCGAAGCAACAAGGTGCAGTTGGTGTGCGTGACGAAAGCCAAGGACCGCTGTACCCGTGCATCATCATCGGCGTCGGCACTTCACCCACACAGTGGGCTGTGATGCTCGGTGCCGTGGTGTCGTACGCCGTACCCACCTACGCTGAAGCGGAGCGTGTGGCTGTCAAGGCCAAGTCCATCGTGGACAAGGAAGGATTCAAGCAAGCCCAGCGTTATCTGCAAGGGCTGGCACTGTAAGGAGCAGGACATGCAAGCGAAAGAGTTGAAGAAGTTTGACCTGCGGTTCAGCCGCAGCATCTATATCCCCGTTGCCAAGGGCGTGATGGGTACGGTCCGGGATCAGCAGGAGCGTGAGGCATTCATTGCTGCGCTGGTTGACGTGGCAGGTGGTGTCACCATCACCCCTTGCAACGGGTACTGGAACGGACAACACGCCGTCATGCACGAGCGTGTCGAGAAGCTGACCGTATGGTTCGGGACCAAGGCACAACGCCGAGAGGTGTCTGCCCTGTTCCTGGACTACACGAAGCACCTGTTGAATACAGGTGAGGAGGCAGTGTTCCGTGAGTGGTCTAGTGGTTCGCAGTCCGGTGCCCTGGTGTACAGTGAGGGTGACGATGAGTAAGCAACAACCTAGCTGGGTTCTCCCGGCGCGATCCGCAGGCCATCCGCCCCCAGGACTGCGTGTCGAAGTGTCAGCCCCTGGGGCAGGTGCCCGCCGCTACAACGACAAGGCGACGGGACATATTCTATTTGCAAAGGAGAAACAAGCATGAACAGCCTCAAACCTAAGCTACTGCCCGAGCAGCACGTAGGACTGGACATCATGGTCGGCGATTTGATCTGCGTTGATCGAGTCAGCCGCCATGTTCCAGCAGGGCAGGTTGCCTACGAGGCGGAGCAGGCGGCAATCGCCGGGTTCCCCATAGGCAAATGGGTAGAGGTCCACAATACGTGGCGGTCCTTAGGCAGCGACTGCCACAACGTGGTCAAGAACAACTCGGGGCGGGTGTATCTGGTCATCAAGAACTATGACTTCCGAGTGCTTCGTCTTCGTGCCGTGGAGGCCAGTGCAGGTAAATGGGTTATGGTGAACACCTACAGGCCCAACACATCAGCACACATTCCTTTCCGTGTAGGTCCCACTCATTGTGGGCAGCACATTACGCCGACATCGTGGGTGGGTAACTGGAAGGAGTACATTACCGAACATGGTTGGGATTCAATCAGAGCAGACGAGGGCAGCACGTACAACTTCCTGGTCAGGTGTGGTGGGGCTGGCCCTGGAGTTGCCAAGGAAGTCAATGAGGTGGAGGAGGCACTCCGTATTGACGGAAGGGACTACGTGAGGCATCTTGTCACTGCCCCACGGTGGTCGGCCAGTGACTTCTGGTTTCCGAGGAAGGATACATTGGGATTGTTCGGGTCTGCGTACCCCGGTACCAGCATCAAGGGACCCAGCATCCAGACCATGATCAAGTCCACCAAGGCCGCCCTGGAATTGGTTGAGCAGGTAGCCGTCTCCGACCAGTTTAAGGCGGACGCCATAGAAGCAAAGGCACTCGCTGCTAAACGGTTGACTGACCTTAACGAGATGTCGCACAACCTTGCCAAGGTACGTGATGACCTTGCTTCTACAAGGGCAAAACTCTACAAGGCCCACACTGATGTGTCCGAACTCAAGCGGAAGAACAACCGACTGAAGCACGATCTGAACCTCGTTCGAAACCGAATCCACTCCGTACTCCAGTACGCCGATCAAACAATCCAATCCAACAAGGACTGAACCATGACCACAGTTACCATCAACCCCACCATAGCCGCTGTCATTCTGTCGGGCAACAAGCCTGACCTTGAAGAACTCCTGTCCGACCTGAAGAACGGGGTCAAGGCCGTCGAGAAGACACTGGCAAAACTCCAGGTCCACGTCAAGGTGGGCGACAAAGTGTCCGGCGAGTTCGGACGTGGCGACAAGAAGCGCCCCTTCATTGGCGAAGTCATCGCCGTCCAGGGCAACCAAGCCCTGGTCCTGTCGGGCTTCGATACCTTCAAGGTGTTCACCAAGAACCTGTCGCACATCGTCAACCCGGACGACGCACCGGCCACAGAAGAGTCGCAGTCAACTGACCTGGGGCAAGCGGCCACACCGGAACAAGAAGCACAGATCGCTGACCCGGTTCAGACAGTGACGCCCGAGGAGCAGGCCGTCGCCACCCAGCCCGCCGAGAAGTCCGGCGATCCCATCAACAACCTGACGCCGGAGCAGCTTGCTGATCTGGTTGGAGCACAAGCATGAACGGAATTATGAACCGAGCACAACGCCGCGCCTACTACAAGAACCTGTTCAGGGTTCGGAAGCCGCAGTCCACAGTGCCCGCCTACCTGGGAGGGTACTCCCTGATCTACGGCCTGATTCTCCGGGCCATCAACCGCATCAATCGAGGTATTGCATGACCACATTCATCCTGAAGCTGATCCGTATCCTGGTTCGTATCCACGCCAAGGCGGCGAAGGCCAACGAGGTGTACCGACAAGAGCGCCTGACCTTCCAATCCAAGGTCGTGGTCAAGCAGGCCAAGCGTCTGCAAGACGAGTCCCGATCCTTGGAGAAGTTGCACGTCAAGTACAACGAGGACACCAAGGCAGAACGAGACGTGGCCGCACGACTGTCACAGGTCTGACATGCTGGACCCCGCTTCATGGTTGCACAAAGCGGAGGCCCTGCCGGAAGGTAAGTCCGCACGAGTGGGCCATGACTGCGGACCCGGCAGGGTCATGAAGGTAGACCATACCCAACAAGGATGGAGGGCGTACTGCTTCCGATGTGCTGACTCGGGCTGGGTACCACACCCATCGGAGTCCTTGGAGGCGAGACTCAAGCGGCTGACCGAACGGTACCGGGAGGATGAGCGGGCGGCAGCGTCCGTCGTTCCTCCCACCCCGTGCGTGTTCGACGTGGACGAGTGGCCCAGCCATGCCCAGGTCTGGCTGTACAAGGCAGGCTTCAGCAAGCCCATGATCCAGAAGCGAGGGGTATACTATCACCCGCCTACAGATCGCGTCGTCCTGCCCCTCGTGGAGGACGGGAAGCTGGTGTACTGGCAGGCCCGTGGGTTCTCTGTGGACTCCGCCAAGTACATCAACCCCCAGGTGGACAGGTCCAAGCTGGTAGCCAAGTGCGGCCAGGGTGACCTGCTCGTGCTGACCGAGGACATCTTGTCCTGCTGGAAGGTAGGGGAGGTGACTGAAGCGTGGTCGTTGATGGGGGTAGTCCTGCACCCATCAGCGTTGAACCGGATCGTTCAAGACAGGCGGCGTGTCGCTGTCTGGCTGGACCCGGACAAAGCAGGACAGGAAGGTATGGCTACCATAGTCAGGACTCTCCGTCTGTACAGTGTGGATGTCACACGTATAGATTCTGACAAGGACCCCAAGTTGTACACATTCAAGGAGATTGCATGTCATTTGAACTTACCCTATTGCGGATGACGAAGCATCGCAAGCTGCATTCCAAGTACGCCAAGGTTGCAAAGGCCGAGTACCTGGACCAGCTTACGGCCACCATCCTCAATGACCAGGGCAGGTACCTGAAGGAACATCCGGATGTTGAGACTATCAAGTCCGATGCATTCTTCCAATGGTTCCGGGACTTCGCCCATCCCAACCTGCCGGACGAAAAGAGGCAGGCGTTCAAGGCGCTGATTGACAACCTGTCGCCTGATGTGGAGCAGTCAATCCAGGATGGTTTCATGAACCGACTGGTCGCTGCCGAACATGCGCACAAACTACTGGGTCTCATCTCCAGGTACGAAGATGGTGAAGACCTTGACCTGCTGACCGAGGTGCAGGATGTGGTATCCTCGTTTGAGCAGGAGACCAACAGGCAGGGCACCTTGCCCGAAGTGACCGAGGATGTCGAGGACCTGCTGGAGCAGGACGAGCACGACATTGGATTCCACTGGCGACTTACAGAACTGAACTTGTCGATTCGTCCGCTACGTGGAGGAGACTTCGTTGTCGTTGCTGCCCGTCCCGACACGGGCAAGACTTCCTTCGGCACCAGCGAGTTGACCTACATGGCGAGGCAGGTACGCGAGGTTTACCACGAGGAGCCTGACCGGCCCATCGTGTGGTTCAACAACGAGGGACCAGGTTCCAAGATCAAGAAGCGGGCAGTGTCCTCTGCGTTGAACATGACGACCGAGGAACTGGTGAAGTTGAAGAACCAGCCAGCCACCGACGGTGTAAGCCGAAGCCTGATGATCCAGAAGTTCAACGAGGAAACGGACGGTGGATTCAAGCGGTTGCGGATCATGGACATCCACGACTTCTGGAGTCACGAGGTCGAGGCCATAATCAAGGCAATCAACCCGGCGATCATCGTGTTCGACATGATCGACAACATCAAGTTCGGCGGGGCTGGCAACAACAACGGCACACGTACTGACCAGTTGCTGGAAGCCATGTACCAGTGGGCACGGGTCCTGGGCGTGAAGTACAACGCCGTGGTCCTGGCCTTCTCGCAGGTCAGCGGTGACGGTGATGGTATGGCGTACCCCACTCTGTCCATGCTGAAGGACAGCAAGACGGGGAAGCAGGGCGCGGCAGATGCTATCGTAACCATCGGTGCCAGCCATGACATTGGCCTGGAGAACATCCGCTACATTGGCTGCACCAAGAACAAGCTCGTGCGTGATGGGGGAAGGAAGGACCCCAGGGCCGAAGTCCACTTCCATCAACAACGGGGGCGCTACGCCTCACCAGGAGCATAGCATGAATGAAACACAGTATTCGGTGACGAGGAGCAACATCCGCAAGCTGAACGTGGGGCAGCGGGTAGTGTCGCTGCTCCTAAACGAGGGGTTGAACTCTGTTGTCGCAGGCGGGTGTGTGCGTGATACCTTACTGGACATCCCGGTGAAGGACGTGGACGTGTGCTTCATCAACCCCCCGCCCCGCCAAGAGTTGGACGACCGTATCCACATAGCGGCCCTGTCCAATGGATGGGTAATCGAGAAGGTCACGAACAAGTACGACGACGAGGTGAACGACGAGGGGTTCTACTACCACGCGGCCCTGGTTGTCGAGGGCGTGAAGGTTGACCTAATCGCCCGAGCGGGTGTGACCTCGGTGCGGAACCTGATTGAAACCTTCGACACCAACATCAACTCCTTGGCGCTGGCAAGGGATACGGACTTCAGCTTCCAGCGCTACGACTTGAGTGTGGGTGTGCATCTGAAGGTGCTTGGAAACCCGGTGGCACCAGGAAGGCCCGTCCACTTCAACCCCGGCTTCACCGAGGAGAAGTACACCGAGCGCAACCTTCGACGCAACGAACGGCTGGCACTCAAGCTGCCCATGTACAACTTCGGCCCGATCCTCAAGGAGATTCGTGATGGGCTGGAAGCGAACAAGCTGGACCTGGAGGACTTGATCCAATGAGCTATTGCACTTTCGACTTAGAGACTACGATCAAGTCCTCGTTCAAGCGGAAGGCAAACCCATTCGATCCTGCTAACTTCATCGTCGCCGTGGGCTGGAAGTTCAAAGGCAACGAGAAGCCGAGCATGACGTACCGGAAAGACGGCAAGCTGCCGTTCGACTGGTTCACCAAACTGCTTCAAGGCACCCGCATCCTCGTCGGGCAGAACATCAAGTTCGACATCCTCTATGCTCTGCGTGAACCGCAGAACCTGGAGGCGTGGATGGACTGGGTAGCCAAGGGCGGCGTGGTGTGGGACTGTCAGCTTGCCGAGTTCTTGCTGGAGGGTATGCGGCAAGAGGTTCACATGCTGTCGCTGGATGAACTCGCCCTCAAGTACGGCGGGAACGTGAAGGGGGACGAGGGGAAGAAGCTGTGGGACGCTGGCGTGGACACGCCCGACATCCCGCAGAATCTGCTGCAAGACTACCTGATAGGCAGGACGAACGAGGTCACCGGCCAGTACGAGCAGGGAGACATCGGCAACACGGAACTCGTGTTCCTGGGCCAGCTTGAGCGGGCCAGGGCAGCGGGGCAGGTGAAGTCCATCCTCCTGAACATGGGCAGCTTGCTCTGCACCATCGAGATGGAACGCAACGGCATGGCGATTGACCTGCCGCTGGGCCTGGAACTGGCCGCAGAGTCGCAGGCGAAGCTGAACCAGATGCAGGAGGAACTGCAACAGTACCTGCCCAAAGACATCCCCTTCGAGTTCAACTGGACCAACCGTTTCCACCTGTCTCCGCTGATCTTCGGCGGCGTGGTAAGGTACGATGTGCGTGAGTGGGACTTGGCCGACGGCACGACCACGCTGCACAACCCCGAGGACTATCCGGATAAGCGCCACCTGTACGCCTGGGGCACCAAGGATGAAGTACATGCCATCCTGAAGGATGGGAGCACGGTTGCCCTTGATCATCCTGACTGGCTTGTTCTGACCGATGATGGGACAGCCTGCGAACGGAACAAGGGCGGGAAGAACAAGGGGGAAATAAAGACCAAGAAGGTCAAGGTACCGGACTACACCAAGCCCAAGACCCGCATGGCGAAGTACGAGTACCGCTTCCCTGGGTACACCACGCCGAACAAGGAGTGGGCCAGCAGCACCGAGGGCCTGTACTCCGTGGCTGGTGAGGTGATAGAAGCATTGGGTTCGCGGGATATCCCGTTCCTCAAGCTGCTGTCGTCGGTTGCCCTGCTGACCAAGGACCTGACCACGTACTACATCAGCACGGACCCCGTGACTGGCGAGTCCAAGGGAATGCTGTCCCTGTGTCAGGAGAAAGAGCCGGGGCTGTGGATCATCCACCATCGGCTGAACCACACCAGCACAGTGACGGCACGGTTCTCGTCCAGCGACCCCAACCTTCAGAACATTCCGAAGGGTAAGAAGTCCCAGGTCAAGCGAACCTTCGTCAGCCGGTACTCTCGCAACGGGGCCAAGGGCTACATCATCCAGTCGGACTTCACGTCCCTGGAGGTGTACATCCAGGCCATCCTCACAAAGTGCAAGCAGCTTATCTCTGACTTGAAGCTGGGCCTGGACATGCACTGCTTGCGGGTTTCGCAGGTTGAGGGCATGGAGTACGAGGCAGTCTTCAAGCTGGCCCGCATTGACGGGGACCCGGTATGGGACAACAAGCGTACCGAAGCCAAGGTGTTCTCCTTCCAGCGTGCCTACGGTGCAGGGGCACAGAAGATCAGCGATAGCACTGGCATCCCCTTGGAAGTTGTCATGGCTCTGATCGAAGCGGAAGAGAAACGCTACCCGGAGATTGTTGAATACTTCGAGAAGCGTACCGAAGAGATCAAGCGCAACCGCCAGCCCACCAACATGTACGTCATGCACCCTGAAGTGCCGGGACTGCGATGCCAGCTTGGCAGGTCCTGGGCAAGGACGCCTGACAACAAGGTGTATTCCTACCGCGAGTCGCCCAGCCCGAAGTTCCTGGTCAAGAAGGGGATCACGTCATCGTTCTCCCCGACGGAGATCAAGAACTACGAGGTGCAGGGCGGCGGCGGTGAGTGGGCCAAGGCTGCGATGTGGTTGGCAATCCGGGAGTTCTACCGGACCAGGAACTTCGGCGGAAGGGCATGCTTGGTCAACCAAGTGCATGACGCCCTGTATGCTGACGCCCACGAGGATGTAAAGGACGAAGCTGCTGCTGTCCTCCATGCCTGCATGGAAGCGGCCAGCGAGTTTATGGAGTGGTACTTCTCCTGGGAAGTGCCGGTACCCGTACCGACTGAAACTGTGGTCGGTGCCAACATGATGGAGGAAGGACACCCGTGCGATAACCACAAGGAACTGGCTGCACTAGCCCGCAAGAACATCCGGCAACTGTACATGAATGGCTACGTGCCATCTTTTGAGAAGGAAACAACATGAGCGCAACACAACAGCAAGAACTCGGTTTCGACATCCAGGCAGCAATTGCTCTGGCAGCAGAACAGGGTGACGATCTTCACGATACCTCCAGCGGCGGCGGTGATTATGTCCCGCCTGCCGAAGGTATTGCGATGGTGCGATTCGTCGGCTACATCGAACTCGGTGCCCACACGGTTAAGGGTGTCAAGGGTGCCCCGGACAAGGACCGAGAGAAGGCTAAGTTCATCTTCGAACTGCACGGCAAGAACTACCCGTACCGCGAGGTCGAGGGTAAGCAGCTTCCGCAGACCATCAGCTTCGACTTGCCCATCAGCAAGAACGAGAAGGCGAACTACATCAAGCTGTTCAACCAGATGAACTACGAGCGGGACATCAACATCAAGGTGTTCCCGCAACTCCTGGGTCGTGGCTTCCTGGCCCGCGTGGTCCACGACAAGTGGACGCCCCCCGGTGGCGGCGAACGCATCATCGCCAAGCTGCGAGACGACAACGGGTTCACCATCCAGGCTGCTGTCATCAACGACCCGGTGACTGGCGAGACCCGCCCTGTCCCCGTCCCGCCGGTTCTGTCACAACTGCGCCTGTTCCTCTGGAACTTCCCCAGCAAGCCGATGTGGGACTCGCTGTACATCCCCGGCGAGTACGAGGAAGAGAAGGACGAGAAGGGCAACGTCAAGCGTGAGGCCCGTTCGAAGAACGTCTACCAGGACACTATCCGCAAGGCCAAGAACTTCCCCGGCTCCCCGATTGCCGAGATTCTGCTGGGCGATCTGGACCTGGGCGATGCCGAGACCACGGCCCGCAGCGAGGCAGACGTACAAGCCAGTGTCGAAGCCAAGGCCGGTGCCGCCGCCGATCCCACGGAAGGCATCTGATGCTGGGCCTGGATCAGGCAGCGATAGCTGCGATGGCCCAGGCTGATCCCTTGATCGGAAACGTAGTCCCCATGGTGCCAGGACGTACAGTCCACATCGACGGGGACTACTTGGCATACTACGGGAGCGGGAAGGAAACAACCTCTCCCGAGGAAGCCAGGATCAACACCCTGAACATCATCGACCGTGCAAAGTACAGGTCCGGAAGCGAGTTCGCTACCGTTCACCTTACGATGCCGGGAAGTGACAAGGCAGGGCGTTACCTGATCGCCACCGTCAAGGAGTATCAGGCCCAACGAGGCGGAGGGCATCCCAAGAATTGGGAGTTCCTTCGCACGGTGCTGGAGAACTACTCCGGTGATGCGTTCCGTGTGGTTAAGTGGGTAGACAGGGAGGCCGACGACGGCATCTCCCTCGCCCTTGCGAAGTCCAACGGCAGTGATGCCGTGTACGCCAAGGACAAGGACATGCAGATGCTGTGGGGTTGGCACCTGGACTGGTCCGACACCACTATCCTGACTCACGTACCCAATTGGGCGTATGATGTCAAGGACAAGAACGGACTACAGTTCGGTCTCAAGTGGTTCTGGCTACAGATGCTGCAAGGGGACTCGGCGGATAACATCCCCGGACTGGAGAAGTGTGTAAACTCCAAGGGCAAGGCTGTACTGTGTGGAGAGAAGACGGCGGAGAAGATTCTTGCTGACGTTCACAGCCACACGTTTGCCTTCGTCAAGGTAGCAGACGAGTATGCCAAGTACTACGAGGACCTCTGGCCTGAACGGTTCGTGGAGCAGGCAGCATTGCTCTGGCTTCGCAAGGACCCGCAGGCCCACGTCTTCGACTTCCTCCGGTACCTGCCGGATAACCAGCAGGAGTGGGGAGAGGTAGCGGAAGCGGCCTACCGCCTGCACAAACGAGTGGAGGAACAACGTGCAGCGCTTGACGCACTCACAAATCAAGGTGAAGCGTGATGATCTTCTACAGAAGCAGGGCGGCAGGTGCGCTCTATGTCAACTGCCTTGCCGCTCTGACGATGCTGTCCTCGACCACGACCACAAAACGGGTGCTATTCGTGGTGCCCTCCATCGGTCGTGCAATGCACTGCTTGGAAAGGTTGAGAACAATGCACCGAGATTTGGTGTCAGGGAACTCGCCCCTTTCCTCCATGGTGCCGCCCGCTATCTCCTTCTGCATACGACGAACGTCACCGGGTTGCTACACCCTACTCATAAAACCGAGGACGAGAAGCGTCTCGCCCGTAATGCTGCTGCGAAGAAACGTCGAGCGGCGGCAAAGGAGAAGGTATGATTCTTGACTCGATCATCAGCAAGATAGTTGAGGACAACACAAAATTCACAACGTACAACGAAGACCTTGACAATAGGGTATACCTATCCGCCTCGCTTTTGTTCCCAGGCTTCCCCAAGTTGACGGTAGTTCGAACAGTGTCATGCCTGGAGATTCAATCCAGACGGTGCTGGTCCCTTTGGGAAGACGAGATAAGGTCCCAACTGGCTGAACAGCTTAAGGCGGAGATCAAAGCACGAGTCATCAAGGAGCTTGAATGCAACCACGTACCCTCGTAATCGACATCGAGACCAGCCCCATCCTGGGCCACGTATGGTCCCTGTGGAATAACAACCTGGGCCTTGAGCAGATTCACCAGGAGTGGTGCATCCTTTCGTTCGCAGCGAAGTGGACAGATAGCAAGAAGGTCATCTACGAGGACACGTTCGACAACGTGAACAAGGAAGACGACCAGCACCTTGTACGCAGTATCCACAAGCTGCTGGACGAGGCGGACTTTGTGATTGCACACAACGGCAAGAAGTTTGACGTTCGCAAGATCAACGCCCGGTTCATTCTCCTGGGACTAAAACCGCCCAGCCCGTATCGAGTCATCGACACGATGCTGGAGGCTCGTCGTACCGCAGCCTTCACCAGCAACAAGCTGGCATGGCTGACCGACAAGCTGACCGACACGAAGAAGAGGAGCCACGGGAAGTTCCCCGGCTTCCTGCTTTGGAAGGAGTACCTTGCAGGCAATCCCGCAGCACGCCGAGAGATGCGGCTGTACAACATTGACGACGTGAAGTCCCTGGAAGAACTGTACTACGTCCTGCGCCCGTGGATGGTCGGGCATCCGAACCACGGCACCTACGTGGAGGATACTACCAACCCGGTATGTCCCAAGTGCGGCAGCACCCATGTCCACAAGCGCGGCGTGTACCATACCCAGGTCAACCAGTACCAGCGTTATCAATGCACCTCCTGCGGTGGCTGGTCCCGTGGTCGTCTGGCCCTGACCAAGGCGGCTGACAAGAAACACATCCTCATCAACTAGAAGGACACCACAGATGACAACCAAACCTACGAACCCCAAGGACGCTATCGGCTCCAATAAGGTTCCCGTTCATCTGTGGCCTACAACCGCGACCATCCTGGGGGCAGTCGGTCTCCTGGATGGTGCCGCCAAGTATGGCCGCAGCAACTATCGAGCAGTCGGTGTACGCGCAAGCATCTACATCGACGCCGCACAACGACACCTATTCGCCTGGGCCTCCGGTGAAGACAATGACCCGGACAGCGGGCTTCCCCACCTCGCCCACCTGCTGGCTAGTATCGCCATCATCGTTGACGCACAGGCCGCTGGCAAGCTGACAGATGACCGGGAGTACCCAGGGGGATACCGCGAACTGATCGACGCCCTGACACCGCACGTACAGCGCCTGAAAGCCCTGCACGCAGACAAGACACCAACACACTATTCCCGAGAAGACGTAGTAGAACGGGACGCACGCCAACTGGAGTTGCCACTATGAGCAAGAAGAAGAACGAGGTCATTGACACCCTGACCGAGGCCATCATCGACGGCGGACTGCGCTGGCAGGAGAACCTGCAATCCGCAATCGACCGGGTATTCAACACCGAGTCCGACGGGTTCAAGGCCGACCTGTACGCCCGAATTGTCGAGGGGGTCGAGGGCGGATTCGCCACCATTCGCAGCGTCGTCGCACTGGAGGTCTGATGTCCGGATACATTGTTCACAAGGCGGTCGAGTTCGACAAGGTACTCAAGGCTCGGCAGAAGGAACTGGAGTCCTCCCTGTTCCGTTTGTATGAGGCCCAACGCAAGTACGATGGGTGCTGCGCCGTGGTCATACCGGCAGAGCGAAAAGTGTACTCCCGCACCGGAGAGTCGGTATTCTCTATGGATCATGTCCATGAGCACCTGTCCGAGGGGCTGGTGTACATCGGGGAGGCGTGGCACCCGAACCTGGACTTCAGCAAGATCAGCGGGGAGTTCCGTCGCAAGAAGGACTACGAGGGTAATCTATTCCTGGTGGTCACTGACGTTTTGACCGAGGACGAGTGGCGCAGCGGCCAGTCCCTTGTTCCCTACGACGAACGTATCCAACGATTCAAGTGGAACAAGGGGATGCTCCCGTCTGTATTGCCTGTTGCCCGATACATGCCAGGGAGCTATGACGCCCCCGAACTCCTGAAGATGCTGACAGACTACGGCGGCTACGACGGCCTGATCCTCCGGGACCCTAATGGCATCTGGATCAAGGGGTCCTCCGGGAACACCGGAGAGATCATCAAGATGAAACGCAAGCTGTCGTTTGATCTTCGAGTCACGGAAGTCATCACATCGGTCGGTGAGAAGACGGGTAGGGACGTATACTCCCTGGTCGTTGACTTCAAGGGCAAGCCCATGGGGGTAGGCTCCGGCCTCCCTCATGACTTCACCAGGGTGCCCAAGGTTGGCGCTATCGTGGAGATAGAGGCCATGGACTATAGCAGTGACGGCCTGCTGCGCGAGCCTCGGTTCAAGGGCATCAGGTATGACAAGGTAGACGTAGACAAGTAAGGATGAACATGCTGACACAGGAAGAAATCGAACGCGAAGCCTATCAACACGGACGCAACAGGAGTGCGAAGACAATCTCCCGCAATGAGGAAGAGGGCCGAGCCAATGCGAACCCCTACGCCCAGGCTATCTATCGACGGTTCGTTCTTCCTCTGGCGGACATGATCAAGAAGGACGTGTCCGAGAAGCGCACAGGAAGGCGTCAGGCCCACGTTCAACTGCTGGCCCCCATCGACCCCTTGGCCGTCGCATTTATCGCCGTGCGGGGCGTTCTGAACGCCTTGCTGACGGACTCTGATGCAGGTGGCAGGAAGGTGGGGCATACGGTGGGGGCCTCGGTCTACCACGAGTACTGCCTGTCCGTGTTTCACGAGGCCGAGCCTGACCTATTCTTCGCCATCACGAACGACCTGGGCCGGAGGATGTCCAAGTCCGAGCGGCACCGGATGACGGTGTACAAGATGTCCGCCAAGGCCAATGGGGTGCAGTTCAACGAGTGGGGCCAAGGGAATGTGGACCAAGTGGGTGGGTACCTGATCGACTGCCTGGAGCAGCTTGGTATGGTGTACACCAGTACGGGGACCATGAAGCGGGGTCGGGGATTCCAGCACGTCATCAACGTGGAACTGTCCAGCGAGGTCCTGACCATCGTGTCCCGCATCAGTGACAGGTTCATCGAGACCACGCCCTACTTCCTCCCCTGCGTGGAGAAGCCAAAGCCATGGGTCTCCTTGGATGACGGTGGGTTCCACACCAAGGAGATGCGGCGGCTCCACCCGTTCATGATCCGGTGCCGCCCAGGCCAACGAGACCACTTCAGGCAGGCTGATCTTTCCAAGGAGATGGAATGTATCAACGCCCTGCAAGAAACGGCGTGGCGGGTCAACAAACGCCTCCTGGATACCGTCAAGAAGGTGTCCCACCACTTCGACATGGACGAGATTCTGTCAATGGAGGACTTCCCGCCGCCCGAGCGTCCCGGATTCCTTGACGGGATGAAGGAGGCGGACATGAGCGCGGACCAGTTGAGCCAGTTCAAGGCGTGGAAGCGGGACATGGCATCCTGGCATACCGAGATGAAGCTGCGGGGCACCAGATACGGTCGGTTCAGCACTGCGGTCAGGGTCGCCAACCAGTTCGTGGATTACGACGAGTTGTACTTCGTGTACTTCGCGGACTTCCGGGGCCGGAAGTACGTACAGACGACCGGCATCAGTCCCCAGGGCAGCGACTTGCAGAAGGCGCTTCTGGAGTTCGCCAAGGGTGAGCCTCTGGACACACCGGAAGCAGTCAACTGGTTCAAGATTCTCGGTGCCAACAAGTGGGGCTACGACAAGGCCAGCCTGATGGACCGTGTAGCCTGGGTGGACTCGCACCACGACCAGATCATCCAGTTCGCCCAAGACCCCATCGGGAACTACGGGTGGAAGGATGCGGACAGTCCCCTTCAATTCCTGGCATGGTGCTTCGAGTACGAGCAGTGGACCAAGTTCCCGAAATACTTCCTGTCACGTCTGCCTGTGAGTATGGACGGGACGTGCAACGGCCTCCAGAACTTCTCGGCCATGCTCCGGGATGAGCTGGGAGGCAAGGCCACGAACCTCGTGCCCAGCGACGAGTGTCAGGACATCTACGCCATGGTTGCCGAGGAGACTACCCGCCTCCTGGTACAGGAAGCGCCTGACGAGAACGGCTACAGGGACAAGTGGCTTGCCCACGGAATTAATCGGACCCTAGTGAAGCGCAGCGTCATGACTTTGCCATACGGAAGTACTAGGTTCTCCTGCGCAGACTTCATCAACGGTGACTACCTGAAGGCAGGACTCGCTCCCGAGTTCAGTAGGCAGGAGTACAGCAAGGCAGCGAACTACCTGTCTCACATCGTATGGGAAGCTATCAGTACGGTGGTGGTGAAGGCCAGGGAGGCCATGGACTGGTTGCAAGCAGCGGCAAGGCAGATCATTGCGGAAGGCCACGAGACCATCTCGTGGGTATCCCCTTCAGGATTCCCTGCACTCCAGACTTATTGGGAGCAGGAGGTTCACCGAGTACGTAGCAGGCTGTGTGGAGGAGCAAAGCTGGTCCTCATGTCAGACACGGACAAACCATCCGTACGCAAGCATAGCAATGGCATAGCACCGAACTTCATTCATAGCATGGATGCTGCTCACCTCACCCTTACTACTGTACAGTCTTCGACTGAAGGTATCCACTCATTGGCTATGATCCATGATGACTATGGTACTCATGCCAGGTATGCTGGTAGGTTGTATAGTATTATAAGGGAAGTATTTGTTAATATATATGAGTCTTGTGATCCACTGGAGGAGCTTCGTAGTCGGTATCCTTTTCTTCCTCCGGTCCCTGATCGTGGGAATCTGGATATCAATCTCGTCAGGGAGAGTGTCTACTTCTTCTCGTGAGGGAAGTTGTAGTCTTCGACTACGTAATAGATGTGAGGTAGTAACATTCCACGGCTCGTTGCAAGAGCGTACCGAATTGGATTCCTTTATGGTACGCTCTAGCACAGGAGGAAAACATGGCAACACATAACGTGGACCTCGCGCAGGTCCAGTCCAAGCTGACTCTCAAGGCATACCAGGACCTGGAGGCGGCAGTATCACAGCCCAGGGTATCGGACAACACGTCGGATATCTCTGCTGGCTTTAAGTTGGGAGTCGAGCATGTCTTGCAGTACATCCGCAGGAACCTCGTGTCCGGCCTATAGGCGAGTGGAGGCCCGAGACTTCCTGGTCATACGTGATCGGGTGCTCCGGGACTTTGCGACAGTCAAGGAACGGGCGGGGAAGGGGTGGATGGTCAACGTAGACCCCGACACAGTGGTTCACTTCCTGATCAATCACAAGGATGTGTACATCGTGGAGGAGTGCTACGTCGTGGCGTTCGACGTGGAGGTTCCCTGGTATGGGAAGACGGAGGTTCTGAACGAACTAGCCGTCATTCGCCTTGTCCAAGGGGACTTCCAATGTGTGCCCATATTTCTGAAGCACATGGCCCAGCAGCGGGGCTGTAACTTCGTGCTGTCCGGAACCGCCCTCTCGGTATCGGATCGTGCTCTGGCCCGTATGTATGGTCGCCAGGGATTTGAGCAACAGGCACTCCAGTTGGGGGTGTCGATATCACAGGAGATTCACAATGGGTGGAGCAGTTAAGAAGGTAGGCAAGATCGTCGGCAAGGTGTTCGGCTTTGATGCAGACGCAGCCAAGGCCGCAGCAGAGACGCAAGCCGCAGCGATTCGGGAATCCTCGAACAAGCAGGCGATCCAGGCCCAACAGCAACTCGAAGCACAACAAGCCCAGGCACGTCTGGCCCAGCAGGCCCAGCAGCGGGATACTGCCGCGCAGCAGGCCCTGACGGAGGCCGAACGACAAGCCCAGGAGGGTCTGTCGAGCGAAGTAGACGTGACCCTGGGAGCCGGTGGAGGAGACTTGCCGGAAGACCCCGTTGCCCGACGCAGGCGAACCCGCCAGCAGTTCCAGGGCGGCGAAGGCGCTGGTATCCGGATCAGTTAAGGAGACACTATGGCCCATGCAGATACCGCAGAGGGCAAGTGGAGTTCACTAGAAGGGAAACGCCAGACGTTTATTGGCCGCTGCGAAAAGTACGCGGCCTTCACCATCCCTAAGCTGTGCCTACCCAACGGACGATCCAGTAATGCCTCCAGCTTGAGTCATGACTACCAGTCCGTTGGTGCGCAGTGCGTGAACCACTTGAGCAACAAGCTCATGCTGACCCTGTTCAGCATGTCCAGACCGTTCTTTCGAGCAGACCCATCTGCGTCCATGCAGCAGGAAGTGTCTGAAGCCGGAGGGGATGCCCTGGCCTCCAAGATGGCCGAGGCCCTGGCCTTGGGCGAGAAGCGAGCCATGAAGCTCCTGGAGCAAATGGGATGCCGCCCACGGTTGTACGAGGCTATCAAGCATCTGATAGTCACCGGCAACGTCCTTCTGAAGCTGGAGAAGAAAGGGCTACGTACATTCGGCCTGAAGCGATACGTTGTGCAGCGTTCCCACGAGGGTACGTTGATGCACCTGTTGCTCAAGTCCGAGGTCTCATTCTCCGACCTGGAACCCGATGTCCAGGAATACTTGACCGCACAGGGAGAGGGAGACAAGAAACGATACGTCCTGTACAACTGGATTAAGCGCAGGGACGACGGGTCTTACCTAGAACAGCAGTGGGTTAACACCTGCCTCCTGGACGATCCGAAGTTCACGGGGAACTACAAGTCCATCGACTCCCTGCCCTACCGGGTCCTGACCTGGGACTTAGCGGAAGGAGACGACTATGGCACGGGACTGGTCGAGGATTACGAAGGCGACTTCGCCTCCTTGTCCGCCCTCTCCGAGTCGCAGATTCAATCTGCTATCCTCGCCTCCGAGTTCCGCTGGCTGGTGAACCCAGCCGGAATGACCAAGGTGGAGGATTTGGAACGCTCTAGCAACGGAGCAGCACTTCCCGGTACGCCAGAGGATATCAAGCTACTTCAGTCCGGCAACGGCGAAAACCTCACGATTGTCCAGGCAATTGGACAGGACTACATCTCCCGCATTGGTCGGGGATTCCTCCTGAACTCTGCCGTGACCCGTGATGCAGAGCGCGTTACCGCTGAAGAGATTCGTATCCAGGCAACAGAACTGGAGACGGCCCTCGGCGGGGTTTATTCCCGCCTTGCCGTTGACTTCCAACTGCCCATGGCCCGATGGCTATGCGCCATGATCGAACTTAATCTGGACGGTAAGGACTTTGAGCCTGTGATCGTCACAGGTTTGGACGCCCTCTCCCGTTCAGGGGAAGTGGAACTGATCAAGGCATTCCTGATGGACTTGGCCGCATTAACCAACATGCCGCCAGCGCTTCTGCAAGTCCTCAAGCTGGGCAACGTAGCCCGACTCTTAGCAGCGGGTCGTGGCCTGAAGGCAGACGATTACGTCATGTCCGAAGAAGAGCAAGAAGCTCAACAAAAGCAGCAGGCCGAACTGATGGCCCAGCAGCAAGCAACCGAGGCAGGCATAGCAGCCGCCGCACAGCAAGTAGCCGGAGAATAATCAATGACCCAAGAATCCCAAACACCCACCGCGCCGCAGGAACCTGTGTCGGCACCTGCCGCCCCCGCGATCCCGACGGCCATCCCCGCCACTCCTGCCGTTCCTGCTGTCCCGCAGGCCGCCCCTGTAGCAGCCCCGGCGGTCCCGGCAACTCCGGCTGTTGAACCCGCCGAAGACGCCAAGGAGAAGGGCAAGGAGTCCGATGGCGTCGTGACCTACGAGGCCACTGGCGACAGCACACTGGACGTGGCCCTGGCCTTCGTGGGTCGCCTTGGTATCTCCCCGGAGTCCCCCGAGATGCAGGCGGCAACCAAAGGTGACTTCGGCCTGCTCAAGGCGAAGCTCGCAGGCATGGGTGCGAAGGCACAAGGCTGGGAGCAGTACCTCGCCCTGGGCGAGGCCGCGTACCAGAAGTTCGTTCAGGAGGTAGGTGAACGCGCTTCCAAGACCCAGGAGATTGTGCTGGGTACTGTCGGCGGAGAAGAGAACTGGAAGGCCATCAGCGCCTGGGCCAGCGAGACGTTGCCCCAGGAAGAGAAGGATGCCATCAACGCCATGTTCGACGCCGGTGGTGTACAGGCCAAGGCTGCTGCCGCACTCCTGGCTCAAGCATGGGGCGGGGCCACCAACGTGGACCGAGAACCTACCCCCGCCGCCAAGGTGTCCACGCCTCCTGTATCCCAGGGTGCATTGACCCCGGCACAGTACCGAGAAGAGGTCCGCAAGTTGACCGCACGGGGTGAAGCATCCCAAGCCGCGATTGCAGCCCTGGAAGCCAGGGTCCGAGGCTAACCCTTTCGGTACGCTCTAGCACAACACACCCGCCACACTTCCTACCTACGGGTAGGGCCGAGTGCAAAAGGCGGGTCATTCACTCAAAGGAGTACATATGTCCCTGTTGGATACAACCCCGATTCGCCCGAATCAGCAAAACCAGACCGGCTCGACCTATGCCCTGGCCATCGAACGCTTCACCGGCGTTGTCGAGGGTACCATCGAGCGGGCCTCCAAGCTGGCCCCTCACATCAAGTTCCAGACCATCAAGGGAACGGATACTCTGACGAACAAGGGTATTGGCGAGGTGGACCTGCAAGTCCTGAAGCCCGGTGAAGCGCCGGACGGTACAGGTGCCGATATCTCGAAGGCAACTGTGACGGTGGAAACGGTCACGATTGCCCGTAACATCCTGCCCGCTCTGGAAACCCTCCAGACAGACTTCAATGTCGCGCAGGAACTCGGCCTGGAGCACGGCAAGAAGCATGCGAAGTTCACGGACCAAGCTGCCTTTATCGCCGCTATCAAAACGGCGCTGCTTACCGACTCGGCCTACTCGAATGGGGCCTCCGGTAAGCCCAAGGGCCACTTCGGCGGCAACCGCAAGGTGCTGGCCTCGTCTTCGGACGTGACGGACCCCGCAGCCCTGTACGCCGCTATCGCTGACCTGATCACCGCCTTCCAGGAGAAGGACGTTGACCCCTCGGTTGACGGCGTGGTGCTGGCTTTCCGCCCCCGCGAGTACAACATCCTGATGCAGGCCGAGCAGATCATCAACGGCCAGTACCACACTGCCGATGGCACCAAGCAAGAAGGCATGATCTTCAAGGCATTCGGTTGCCCGGTCATCAACTCGAACAACATCCCGAACACGGTCATCACTGGACACGAACTGTCCACGACCCGTAACGGTAACTTCTTCGACGGTGACTTCACGAAGACTGTGGCTGTGGCCCTGACTCCCCGTGCCCTCCTGGCCGGTGCGTCGATCACGCTGCAAACGAAGGTATGGGTCAACGACCTGGATAAGCAGACCTACGTGGACTCGTGGCAAGCCTTCGGTCTGGCCTCGAACCGTGCCGAATACGCAGGCGTCATCCTGCTGCCGTAATGACATAAGGCCCCGGCCTTAAACACCGCCCCCGCTTTCCCTTTCCGGGAGGGCGGGGGCTTTTTTGCGTTGGAGGACCCTATGGCCCGATTGTCAGAACTTGATGTCGTCAACGAGTGCCTTGCCACTCTTGGTGATGCCCCCTTAACTGCCATGGATGAAGACCATCCGATGGTGGCCCCAGCCCGTACAGGTCTCGTGAGAGAGGTTACGAAGCTGTGCAGCCAGTCTTGGTGGTTCAACCAAGAAACCAACATATTCATTCCGGACGCTACCACGGGATTCATCATGATTCCCGAGGACGTGCTGTCCCTGAACACAGACCAGACCCCGCCCTACTATGCTATTCGTGGTCGTAGGCTCTACCGCCTGCATTCCAACGAGCAGGACCCCTACAAGTTCGAGGCCCCTGTTCGATTGAACTTCCTTCGGCATGTCCCTTTCGAAGACCTCCCGCCGACGGCCATGCGTCTGGTAGCAGACAGGGCAGTGCTGCGGTTCCAGGCAGACTACGACGCGGACGAGGACAAGAACAGTCGCCTGGAGAGGGCAGAGCGGGAGTCGTACGTCTTCTTCCATGCAGAGCACATCCGGAACGTGAAGGCAAACATGCTTCAGTCGCCCGGAGTCGCAGTGAAACTGTCCAACATTCGGCCAGGGTATGGCTACGGGAGGGTGACACCATGAAGGTAAACGGATCGTACACAAGTGTAGTACGGGGCGTATCCCAGCAGGTTCCGCAGGATCGGTACCCTGGGCAGAGCTTTGAACAGATCAACTTCCTGTCTGATCCGGTGCGCGGTTTGGCCCGCAGGCACGGAAGCAAGAGGCTGGTGGAGGTTGCCCGTAGCGGGGACCACACACAGTTCTTGGAGGACGTAGAGGACACAGCCCGGACCCGTGTGTATACCATGGATTACCGTGGTGACACCTACGACTTCATCTACCGGCCAACTGCTGCTCAACCTGGGGTAGATGCGAAGAGGAACTTCCTGTTCTGCTTCGGCAAGAAGGTGCCTCGCCACATACCCGTCGTCACCCAAGCCGAAGACGCAGTAGCTACACAGGTTGCACAGGGCGGGGTGTCCGCAATTACAAGCGTGGGACGGTATGTCCTCGTTGCAGGGCAGACGGTACGTCCTGGCTATGACGTGGAGACCCCATGGGCCAACACCCAGCGGTACGCGTGTGTCCAGGTTCGTGCCGGTGCCTACGCAAGAACGTACACGGTAACGGTTACTGTGGGAGGAACGTCCTTCAGTGCATCGTACAAGACCATGACCTCGGCGTACCCCGGAGTCCTGGACACCTCGGATATTGCGTACAGTGATCCGGAGTACAGCAAGAAGGTCACGGACCGGAACAACGCCTACACGACCGCCCTCAACCAGTGGGTAGCAGACGCCACCCAGGACATCACCCCACAGAACATCGCGGATAAACTCCGTGCTGCCCTAATTACTGCACGCCCGAGTGGTATGCCCTTGACCATTGAGACCCGTGGGAACAACATCATCCTGAACCACACAGGTGGAGGGGCTGTGGACATCAAGGCCACCGACAGCGGTGACGGTACGAGTATCCGGGACACGGCGAGGGTAGTTCGAGCAGTGAACCAAGTGGGTGATTTCCATTGGGTTGGGAAGGTGGTCAAGGTACATCCCACAAAGGCGGATGCTTCAGATGCGCTGTACCTGCGTGCTGTCGCAGTCGCGGCAGGGGAAGCCGGGTGGGCGGAGGTCCGCTGGGTCGAGACTGCCGGTGTCATTCAGAAGCCGAAGAACGTGTTCCTCATGGGCTTCATCAAGAACGACACCTTCTACCTAGCCTCTACAGCGGCAATCCTGCAAACCATCTCCGGAGAGGGTGGACACCCAACCTTTGCGAACTCCGAGGCCGGTGACGAGGATACTGTCCCACCCCCAGGGTTCATCGGCAATAGGATCGACTACATGGGACTGTTCCAAGACAGGCTGATGATTGTCAGCGGAAGTACCATCTTCATGTCCCGCACTGGAGACTACTTCAACTGGTACCCGTCAACGCGCGTGGCACAGGACGACAGCGACCCTATCGAGATGTATGCCCTGGGCAGCGAGGGGGATGTCATAGTCTCCGGAGTGACATACGACAGGAACCTTACCCTGTTCGGCCAACGGTTCCAGTACGTGATCAGCGGGCGGAATGCCATCACCCCCACCAACGCTTCGGTGGTTGTGCAGTCTGCTCACGAGAATAGCGTTGACGCGTTCCCTGTTAACTCCGGCAACCTTGTGTTCTTCACCAAGTACCGCAACCGCATGACCACTGCCCACCAGTTGCAGATAGGTCTGGTGGCGGACAGTCCGGAAGCCTACGAGATAAGTCGGGCGTTGGACACATACATCAAGGGCCGTCCCGTGGAGATTGCTGCAAACACCTCCCCCGACGTAGTAGTCCTGCGTACGGATACCCAGCGACGGTCCCTGTACGTGTATGCCTACATGGATACGGCAGGGAATCAGGAACGCCTGTTCGACTCCTGGTCCCGTTTCGACTACCACGAGGAGATGGGGGCCTTGATCGGGGTCAGCGTACATGAGGGAAGCCTCCGGTTGTATTGGTTGCGGGAGGGGAGGACCGAGGCAGGGGCATATCAAGCTGCCGTTGTGTGTGACGAGCAGTCACTGGAAAGCGAAACCTCGGAGACCCCGTACCTTGATTCTTGGACTGCACACAATCAATCGCAGATTGTTCTTCCTTCAAGTGATACAGCCTATGGTTATGCTTTCACCTCCAATACGCCACAAGGCATGCTCGGGGTCACTCACAACCGGCTGCATGAACTCGACACGTACCCGGACAAGTCGCAACTCCGTGAGGGGTACCTGTTCGAGTCCCTGGTCACACCTACCAACCCGTACATGCGCGACCGGAACGACAAGGTAATCACCACAGGGCGACTCACCCTGGGCCGTATCCTCGTGTCGGTCAATGAGACTGGCGGTATGTATGCTGACGTGGAAGTACGTGGGACTCAACGGACCGTGGTGAACTTCTCGGGCCGTCTTACGGGACGCTCTAGCAACAGGGTGGGGGTGTCCCCGGTAGGGTCAACAATCATACCTATCCCCATCGCCCAGGACTCGGCGGATTGTAAGTTTACGATTCGCTCCAGGACATGGTTGCCGCTAACCATCGTGGCAATGGAATGGGTGGGACAGTATTTCCAGAATAGCCGACGGGTATAAGGAGGACTCCTATGGGTTCACTACTCACAATGCTCAATGCGGGCAACGAACACAGGGTGGCCCAGGCCCAGGTTGAAGCTAACCGACAGCAGCAGGACATCCACAACCGGAGGGAGGCTACACGCTCTGCCCTCCAAATGCAATCGCAATCCATCCAGAACAAGTATGTGATGGAAGGTGCGCAGAACGCTTTCAATCAGGCCGGGGATCAAATCCTGGAGTTGATGGACAGCGTTACTCAAGGGAACATCAGGCAGCGCCTGACCGCCTCCATGCAGTTGGGTGCTGCCCGCTCCGCCGCCGCTGCCGCTGGGGTAGGAGGGGCGTCTGTGGAGGCTTTCGAGCGGACGCAGCGCCTTCTCCTCGCCTTTGATGAGGGGGCGCAGACTGATGCCTTGGATATTGCACAGCGACGGAATACGTTCAATCAGTACGAGGCTATGCAGCAGGGGCTTCTCAACCAGGATACAAGCCTGCACTTCGGGAACCTGGATTACACCATCTACCTCGATCACCAGAAGCAGAAGTTCAGCCCGTTCCAGCTTATCCCGATTGTCGGGGCGACCCTTCTTGGAGGCCCGCAGGCGGGTACGCAGATGGCGGACGCACAGATGCAGATGTCGAGGGCGAATTATCTGAACTCCAACGGGAGGTTCCAGGAAGCCAATGAACAACTGTCGTCAGCGTTCGACCGGGGCATGAATGCCTTCAAGTCTATAGGCGCGTACCGAGGAGCAAACGACGGAAGGACTTATGCGCAGTCGTTCTTCCAGAAACCATCACAAACAACCCAGCAGGGCGTGACCCTGTACGGCCTACGACTGAAGTAAGGAGGGAGTATGGCAACAAGCACAGGATCGTCTGGACTGGAACGTCGGGACAGCCCTGCACAGACTTTCGGCTTCCGAGAGTCTCCGCTGGCAACTGCGATTAACCGCTCCTTCGCAACTCCCGGTCGCCCGTCCACTACGACTGGCGGAAACAGTACCAGTCAGGGAGTTGTTGGGCCAACCGTTGGGGGCATGGCTGCAAGTATGCCTAAGTTCATTGAGGAGTTCCTCGCAAAGGACTTGAAGCAGAACCAGGACAAGGCCCTATGGGAAGGGCTGGTAGCAGCCCGTGGCGGCAAGTCCGTCGAAGAGATCGAGAAAGAACAGCCGTGGTACTCTAAGATATTCGGCCCCTCACACTTTGTCATGGGGGCACAGTACTACACTGCCCAACGCAATCTGGCGGAGTGGGAACTGGAGACTCTGAAGAGCATGAACGAGTTGCGGAAGGTTGATCCTTCCCAGGTCGGGCAAGTTCTCAACGAGTCCGCACAGCAGTTCATGACTGGCTCACCGGCGACAAACGCCATGATCCAGGCTACGATGATTCAGAAGGCAGGTCCACTTGTGGACATGCACCTGAAGCAGCGGTATGAGTACCTGCAACGTCAAGCCATGCAGGCACAGTACGACTCCTTCGACCGGAACTCGCAGGTCTTCGAAGAGTACGCGAAGCAATACTCCCGGCTGTCCGATACCGAACGGGCCGACCCCAAGTCCAGCCTGGGGTACGCGGAGGCAAGGAAGAACCTTGTCGAGCAAATGGCAATGCCTCCTGGGCAAGACCCCAAGGCATCCGAGCAGCAGTTGGAGTCCATGATCCTCGGTGCTGCACAGCAAGGTCGCTTCCATACGGTCAACATGATCCGGGATACCGGGCTGCTGTCACTGCTTCCGGCAGACAAGCAGAAGTCCATAGAGGATGCTGTAGAGCGGTACGAGCAGCGTCACTTGCGAAAGCACGCGGCCCTGGAACTCGCACCTGACCTGATTGCCTGGGCTGCGAACTCTGCCACCGGACAGGTAAGTGCCCTGGAGTCCCTGACCGAGGCACAACGCATCAACAAGATGGCGGAAGGGCAGACTGGCATTAGCTACCCGGTGATCACGGTCCCGGAGATCATGTCGCAATCGACCAGCGCCGCTACACAATACCTGCGGGCCACGGAACGTGCTGCTGACAAGCTGTACGAGAAGCAGCAGAAGGCCGCTGATGCGGAGGCCAAGGCCGCTGCCGAGGCAGAGACCATGACGATGCTGGTCAGCATGGTAGCCCAGGGTAAGGGCGGGGAGGCGTCTGTGCTTCCTGGTATCACTACCGACAAGGTAGACCAAGCGCTACGTGCTGCCTACTTCGCCGAGGGGGCCAACGACGCTACGAAGAACCAGATTCTAATCGCCAACGCCCATGACGGCTTCATAAGCCCGTCTATCCGGGACAGTCTACAGAACCGTGTGCGCATGGCGAGGGGTGAAACCTACACGGAATCCTTCGGGAAGTCGTACGAGGTGTGGAAGCAACTGAACGATACTCCTGGTGGGGGCGGTGGCGCTGCTGCTGCCTACTTCGAGGATGAGCACATCCGTATGCTTGCTTTCGACTCGGCACTCAAGGCTGGTATCTCCAGGGAGGAGGCGTTCAAGCGAACCTTCGGGGACGAGTTCCTGTTCGGATCGGAGCGCCTGGATGCGGACGACCGTAAGGCAGCGTACGAGGAGATTGATGATGTCGTGTCCGACCTGGACGACTTCTGGTGGTGGGGTACTGACGTTGGTGCCAGCGGCAAGGGAGTAATCCGCAATGCCCTGGTGAACAACTATGTCCGCATTCGGAAGAACTCTCCAGAACTCGGTCCTGAAGTCGCCGCACAGCAGGCCCTCACAGTCGCCAAGGCCAACGGCCTGGAGATTCATGGGCAGTGGGCGTGGCAGAACATCAGCAACACCCAGCCTATGTACCGACTGGCTGGCGTTGCCGAACCCGACTTCGGGTCCTTGCTGGAAGTAACCCTGATCGAGAAAGCCAAGAAGGCAGGGGCACCTACAACCTTCACCGGCAGGATCGGGGAGGACCTTAACTACTCAATCATCCGACTGCCTGACGAGAACGGCCAGGGCATCATGAGTGTCCACCTTTACGATGACGACGGTACCAGCTACCCGCTGTATATCTCGTCGCAGGAATTGAAGGACCGCCGTGACAGCGAGGCGTTCAAGCAGCGTCAGAAGATCAAGCAGACCAAACGGGCACTTCCTGGGGAGAAGCCTGTCGTGACCTTCCAGGATGTACACGAGCGTCGTCTGCGGCGTATCGAAGCAGGTGCAGACCCGGCAACATCGGGATTGTGGTAATCAACAACCAAAGGAGTCCATAATGGATTTGGAATCATTGAAGAAGCTGCCGGTGGCGGAAGCTCTCCGTGTCGCTGGTGAGTTCGCAGGTGTCTCCGCTGATGTTATGGACAAGATTTGGGAGACGGAATCCAGCCGGGGGAAGAACATGCTGTCTCCGGCTGGTGCGGAAGGGCATATGCAACTTATGCCCGCTACCCGCAAGACCTGGGAACAGCGGTTTGGTCATTCGATCAACCCGAACGACTTTCACGAGGCGCTGTTCACAGCCGCGCATCAAGTACGAGAGAACATGCGGGCCACCAAGGGCAACCTTGAGGACGCCCTCCGCATGTATAACGCAGGAACCGATCGGTCTCGTTGGGATAACGACGAGACGAACGGGTACGTGCAGAAGATTCTAGGGGAGGGTGTACTCCAGCGCCGCGCAACACAGACAAACCTGGACGTTCTGACTGGTGTGGCCGCCGATGTACGTGCAACCATGCCACGAGCAGCCGGCGAGAAGGAGTACATCTCCGACGTTCGCAAGGCCATAGGGGTACAGGCGGGTTTCCAGGAAGCAGCCAACCTGTTCGTATCCGGTGCAGACGTATCCCTGGAGCAGGTAGCCGCAGCCTCCGAAGCAGGGCGCAAGGTCGCTGACACCATTGTGGAAACCATAGTACAGGAGCCTGCACCCGATACCAGCTTCCGAGTAACCCGAGACCTCGCTGTCGATGCTGCCCAGGTGGCAGTGAGCAACGAGCAACGCAAGCAGGAAATCACGGCGGGCCAGAAGCTGACGGCAGCATTCCAGGAAGTCACAGGAACAGCCGCCCTCATGCGCATGGCAGAGCGGTCCGAGTTCCCTGTGGACCAGGAGTACGTTGACTCCTACATGCAGAACATCGACAAGATTGAGGCCGGGTACCTGTCCGACGAAATCGACCAGATACGCGAGGCAAGGAGCCAGGAGCACGAGGACTACATCAAGGCACAGATAGCCCGGAGCCGTGAGAACAACCGCAAGATATTTTCCGGAGGCGCTGCTTCAGGGCTGATGTACTCTCTGGCGTCCGGCGTTGCCGACCCTGTTGGGTGGGCAGCAGGTCTGGGGGTGGCGAAGTCCGTTCAACTCCTGGGGTTGTCTGCCCGTGCCCTGGCCGCAGAGGGGCGTATCCTTTCTGGCGCTGGTCTTATCGGTGCCGAGGGGGCTGCTGGTAACGTCCTGGTTGACGCTGCCATCCACGCATCAGGAGAGCACGTCACCCTGAACGACTACGCCCTGTCCGCAGGCTCTGGCTTCCTGCTGGGTACCGCCCTCTCGCCCCTGGGCCTACGTGCAGGGCAGAAGGTCCACACCGAGGCGGAGTTCCTTCGCATCCAGAAGGAAGCGGCAAGGTACGAGGCTGACCTTTGGGCACGGGCACAGGACGAGGCAGGTCCAGGGGCCTCCCCCGAGAAGATCAAGGCCGCTGCCGACCGGATTCAGGTGCAGGATGCGGCAGAGGACTTCCGTATTGCCCTGGCAGACGTGCCCGACAGCGAGAGGTTCCTGGGATTTGTCAGGGATGAGGCGGAATCTCCCCCGGTAGTGTCCACCCCTGCCGACATTCAGCGCCTGGGCATCGACACCATGGTCGCTGACCCGGAGCAACAGCGACTACTGGCCGAGGTATTCGTCCGTGCCGAGCGGTTCACTTCAGAAAACCCGGTCAACGAGGCAGCAGTGTCCTCGTTGGGCTTGAACAAGCTGGGCCTGGAGTCCGTTGGGGTGCGTCTGATCGCCTCGCCGAACCCGGTGGCTCGTATGGTTGCCCAAACCCTGATGGAATCCACCACGGGGGCTGGTGGGCGTCGCCGTACGGCCAGCCTCCAGGCATACCTGCGTGAGCGGGTATACGTTGGAGACACCCTGAACCAGTATGAGTCCATCTACAAGCGGTACCGTGCCCGCCACGGGGCCAACTGGATGGGCGATATGACCAATGGCAAGGTCCGAGACGCCTTCGACAAGGAGGTTGCCCGTTACCGGGAGGCTGTTGCCAACGCCAGAGACGGAGTACCCAGGCCCGAGTACATCGCAGGGATATCGGAAGAGGCCAAGGCGGCGTCCAGGGTCCTGGATCGGGGGTACAACCTTATGCGGAAGGAGATGCAAACCGTCGGTACCGTGGGTTCTTCCCGCCTGGGAGACACCTCGGACGGCTACATGAGTCACCAGATCAGCGCAGCCCGTGTGTTGACCATGACGGACTCCGAGCGAGTGGCTGTACAGAAGGTTCTGTCCCGTCAATTCCAGCAGTTTGAGGGATTCGACAAGGAGTTCTCCGACCGTCTGGCTGTCCAGTACCTGGAACGGGCCAGGGATCGTGCCTATGGCATGCATCCGGTGCCTGTGAACCTTGTCAATCCACATGCCGGAGACATCGTGCAGGACGCCCTGACGGCCCTGAAGATTCCCGAAGAGGAAATCAACAGGATCATGGGCCGATACAGCCGGGGCGGTGCCGGATTCACCAAGCACCGCCTGGACCTGGACCTGCTGGAGGAGTTCGACAACGGTGCAGGAGGCAAGTTCAAGCTGCTGGACCTGTTCAACTACGACCAGATGGGGATGTACCGCTCGTACGCACGGCGTGCAGCCTCCGAGGTTGCCCTGGCACAGTACGGTGTGATGTCCAAGTCCGGCCTGGACCTGCTGAAGAAGGCCATGACCCTCGGTCCTGAAGGCCGTAGGGCTACTCCGAAGGAACTGGAGGCGTTCGACCAGTGGGCCAGCGAGATGCTGAACACTCCCTACGGTACCCACCTCGGGAAGTGGATGGACAACACCCTGGTTCTGACCCGTCTGGCCCGCCTGGGCGGTATGGGCTTCACGCAGCTTGGTGAACTTGCCAACGGTATCGCAACGCTTGGGGTCCAGAACTCCTTGCGGGTCATTCCGGCCCTTCCCCGCCTCCTCCGAGAGGTCGGACAATTCAAGAAGGGCGGTAAGCCAGCGAACCCTATCCTGGAAAGCATCGAAGCGGTGGGCGGTCCTCTCGGCTCTGACTCGTATCGCATGATCGGCATCTACGATGTCCGTGATAACGCTGTGCAGGTCTATGGTCGGGAGGAACTGACCGTCGTGGACCGTGCGATCCGGGGCTTGGGCAACGCCCACGCGGTGGCTACGGGGCATCGGGCCATTGCCGCAGCCCATCAGCGGGGTATGTCCGAGCAAATCGTCATGAAGGCCATGCGGTTCATCCGTGACGGTAAGGAAGACAAGGCCCTGGCCGATATGGGATTCTCCCCTGACTTGATCCAGAGGGTCAAGACCGAGCTACCCACTATTGCCACCTTCGACTCCCGTGGGAACCTTGAGACCCTGGACATCCGGAAGCTATCCAACCCTGGGGACGCCCTGGAGTTCGTCACAGCGGTTCACCGTGGTGCCAACCAGATCATCCAGCGTACGTTCCCTGGAGAGACGGGCAAGTGGGCACACAACGGGTTCCTGAAGATGCTGACGCAGTTCAGAACCTTCGGGATCACGTCCATGGAGAAGCAGGTAGTACGGCAGACGGCTACGGTGGGGGCGGCGAAGGCATTCGGAACCCTGGTTGGGGCCATGTCCTTCGCCCTGCCCATCCATCTGGCCCGTATCCAGTTGAACGCAGCGGGAATGAGCAGGAAGGAGCGGGAAGAGTACATCGAGCGCATGACATCACCCATTGTCCTGGGCAAGGCCGTACTCAACTACGTCTCTATGTCCGGCCTGCTGTCCGACATCTTGGACTTGGGTACCAGCGCCGTGGATACGGTCACTGGAGGGGCCTTGGGAGACCTGGGGATCAACCCTCGGGGTGCCCGTGCCGGTGGTGTGGTCGCAGGGCAGGTGCCTGCTGTGGGCTGGATCGAAGATGTGTTCAGTGGGAACCCTCATAAGACACTCAAGGCACTGCCCTTTGGTAATCTGCCCTACCTGATGCCTTTGGTCAATCAATTCAAGTAGTTAGGCGAGGGAGTGCCTTTCGGTACTCTCTTGCAACGAACTCATAGGAGACGCACCATGCCTGACTCGCATGTGTTTTACTCTATCAATAACTTCGACACGGACGGTGTGCGTACAGCCTTCGACATTACCTTTGCCGGAGGGTACATCTCCCGTGACTTTGTTAAGGCAGAGTACACCAACAGTGATGGGGTCACTACCCCCATCACCCTGGGGCCTGCTAACTGGGTAGGCCCCAACCAGATTCTTATCACCCCCGCCCTCGCGGATGGGGGCGTTCTGACCCTATACCGCGACACCCCGAAGGACGCCCCCCTGGTGGACTTCACCTCCGGGTCCATCATGAACGAGCCTAACCTCGATATGATGGCAGAGCAGTCCATGCACTCGGTTGCCGAGATGGTGGACCGTGTTGTCGTGGCCGAGGGCGTAGTCCTTGAAGCGGTACAGACGGTGCAGAACGCACTGGATACCTCGCAGGATGCTTTGGGAGTCGCAAACTCTGCCCTGGCTACTGCCAACACTGCCTTGGGAGTTGCGAACTCCGCAGACTCTCGCAGTACCTTCGCTCTTACGACCGCCAACAATGCTGTCAGTACGGCGAACAATGCCTTGGACGTAGCGCACGGCGCGGCCAGTGACGCGTCCGCTACCCTAGATATAGCGGAAGAGGCCAGAGACCTTGCGTCCGCTGCCGTAAGCACCGCCAACAGCGCATCCTCCGCAGCAAGCTCGGCCACCTCCACGGCGAATACCGCCTTGAGCACGGCCATGGGTATTGATGCCAAGGCAACCGAGGCTCTGGACACTGCGAACGGTATCTCGGGCACCGCAACTACCGCCCTCACTCTTGCTGCGCAGGCGGACTCCGCTAGTGCAGAGGCATTGACGCTGGCATCGGGTGTGGACGCCAAGGCCACTGCTGCTTTGGATAACTCCTCCCAGGCGATTGCTGACGCAGCCACCGCGCTGACTGTCGCGTCGGGTGTAGACGACAAGGCTCAAACCGCCCTGGATCAGTCCGACACTGCGCTATCGCAGGCAAACGACGCGATCTCACAGGTGGGGGACGTAGTTGATGCAGTAGAGAATCTAGGCACCGCAGCCAACGGGACGCTGATTACAAGCAACACAGACAATACACCAGGGCGAGTACCGACAGTCGGTTGGCTGGGTCATGGAACAGGGTACACTGTAGACAACTCCACCCCATTTGGGTACCTCCCAATCGGATTCTTCGGCCATGTTTCAGGACTCCATCCGGAGGCGGTTGGAGGTGACGGTGCCCTCCTCGTGCTCGGGGCTTCTGAAAGAAAGGCGTTTGTCTATCAACCCTACGCAGCCAATGCCGCCTACATCAAATCAAGCGACTCCGGTTCCGAGTTCCGGCGTCCTTATTACACAAATGAGTTCGTCACCAGCCCGCCGACAGGCAGCACCCCTGTCCTCCGCGACGGAAATGGTGACATCTTCGCGCGCCTGTTCCGATCCACGTACACCACGACCAACCCTACCATCACCCACATCTACACCAGCCAGGGAGAAGTCGGGACCGACTACATCCGTCCGTCAACCCCTGCACAGGTCAAGGCCGCGCTGGCAATCGTTTGGGGGGATGTTGGAGGGAAGCCGTCCACGTTCACACCGTCGTCTCACACCCACCCCTGGGCGCAAATCACAGGTGCCCCGACAACGGCCACTCGCTGGCCTACGTGGGGAGAAGTTTCGGGGAAGCCTGCGATACCTCCTACTAACCAGAGTCTTGCGCAGTCCGCAATAGGCCAGTACGCGTTTGTCTTAAAGACGTCAGCAGGAGTAACCTCCTATGGTTCTACTGTGGCGGGTTCCCAGTTACGAATAACCACCACAAGAACAGATGACATATATGGGACTCCTTTGCCGGGTACGTGGCGCGTCCTGGGTAACTACTTGGGGGAGACTAACCCTGATACAAGTCGCAGAACATTGGTTATAAGGATTTCATGATGACATTCGAATGTAAGAATCTTGTGTATTCCTCGCAGGACGGTACGCTGATTGACCTTGAGGTCAACCATCCTGACTTCGGCTGGGTACCGTTTACAGCATCGCCCGACGATTCCGAAGAACACGGCAGAGCAATTTACGCAGCGGCTGTGGCCGGAGAATTTGGCCCCGTGGCTCCATATGACGGTCCTTCATCCGAGGAAATTGCGGCGCAGACTGCCCGTGCGCAGCGGGATCAGTTGCTGGTCGAACTGGACGGCTACGTCTCCAACCCGCTGCGCTGGGCCTCGCTGGCCCAGGAGCAACAGGGCGAGGTGGCCGCATACCGGCAGGCGCTGTTGGACGTGCCGCAGCAGGCTGGATTCCCCTTGGGCATAGACTGGCCCGCCAAGCCAGCTTTCCTCGTGTAGCACAAACCATAGGTACCCTATGAAAACTGAAAACATCACAAATGCTTCCGCTGCGGGGTACCTTGGTATGACCATCCTTGGTGTTCCTGTGGCGGATATCGTGACCATCCTTACCGGCGTCTGGATCACCTGTCAGTTGTGCTGGTGGTTCTATCAACGATACAAGGAGTTCAAGAATGGCCGCAAGTGAACAGAGCCTTGGTGTCCTCCACCAGATGCTTGCCGACGATATGCTGGACCTTCTGAAGAAGGCCAAGAACGGGGAGGTAGAACTCACTGCCGCCAACCGTCAAGTCATCGCCAAGTTCCTGAAGGACAACATGATCACGAAGGCCCCGGACGAGAACAACGCCCTGGGTGCAATTGAACGCCAACTGGCGGAGCGTGAAGCCCGCCGCCGTGCTCTCTCCGAGAAGGAGATTGAAGACGCGGTAAGTCAGGAGATTCATTAATGGCAGGTCCCGAGAACCAAGAGCACAAGCTCGTAAGGCAACGTCAACTGGAGGCCGTGGCGGCAGCGTACCCGGAGTTCGTTGACTTCCTGGAAGAGGTCATGCTGGAACTCGGGTACCCTACGTCGTGGCTCCAGAAGGACATCGCGCATTTCCTACAGCACGGTCCCCACTTCCTTATGGTCCAGGCCCAACGTGGGCAGGCCAAGTCCACCATCACGACAGCGTTCGCTGTGTGGACCCTCATTCACAATCCCCGTTCCCGAATCCTTGTGGTATCGGCAGGGGGAGACACCGCGAATGAAATCTCCACACTGATCGTCCGGCTGATCATGAACATGGACATCCTGGAGTGCCTCCGTCCGGACAAGTCCGCAGGGGACCGTACATCGACGGAATCGTTCGACGTACACCATTCCCTCAAGGGCGTGGATAAGTCGCCGTCTGTGGCCTCTGTGGGGATCACAGGCACCCTTCAAGGGAAGCGTGCTACCCTCCTGATCGCGGACGACATCGAGTCCACGAAGAACAGCCAGACGGCGGGCATGCGTGAGTACATCCTGGACTTGAGCCGGGACTTCTCCTCGCAGTGCGTGGATGAGCACTCCCGCATCATCTACCTGGGTACCCCACAGTCCCAGGACTCCATCTACAACACCCTACCAGGGCGGGGCTTTGAGGTCCGTATCTGGCCTGGGCGGTACCCCACCGAGAAGCAGCAGGAACGCTACGGCGATGCTTTGGCTCCCTCCATTGTCGAGAGGATGCGGAAGAATCCTGGGCTGCGTAAGGGCGGTGGCCCCCTGGGTGAGGATGGCCAGCCCACCGATCCCTCGTACATCGGGGAAGATGTCTTGCAGAAGAAGCTGCGGGACCAAGGCCCTTCGAAGTTCATGCTGAACCACATGCTGGATACCAGCGTGGCCGATGCACTTCGTTATCCGTTGAAGACGGAGCACATAGTAGTCGAGCGTCTTGTTGCACGTTCCTTGCCAGTCACAGTACAACGTGCCTACGGGTCCAAGCCCTTGCCGTTCACATCTCACACGGTCTCTTTCAGTCTCGTGCAAGGTGTGTTCTCGCAGGAGGTCAAGGCCCCCGAGGGCATCATCATGTACGTTGACCCAGCAGGGGGCGGGGCCAACGGGGACGAGACCGGCTATGCTGTGTCTGCCTTCCTCAACGGTAACGTGTTCATCCTGGCCTGCGGAGGTCTCCCCGGTGGTTACGGCGAAGAGAACCTGCTGGCCCTGGCGAGCATCGCAATGCGGTGGCAAGTCAACAAGGTCATCATCGAGAAGAACTTCGGGCACGGTGCCTTCAAGGCCGTGTGGACCCCAATCCTGCTCAAGCTGTACACCTGTGCGGTTGAGGACGATTACGTGACCGGACAGAAGGAGCGGCGTATCTGCGACACCTTGGAGCCAGTCATTGGCCGAGGTGCGCTGGTCTTCTCCGAGGCCATCATAGAAGAGGACCGTGAGTGCTGCGCAAGGTACTCCCCCGAGCACCGGGCCACATACTCCCTGTTCCACCAGATCAACAAGATGACCAGGGAGCCGAAGTGCGTCAAGCACGATGACCGCATAGACGCCCTCGAAGGTTCCGTCCGGTACTGGCAGGCCCAGCTTGCCATCGACCAGGACAAGGCACTGGAAGAGGACGAGACAGCCAAGCGTCTGGCCTTCCTCCAGAATCCCCTGGGTCATCCTATGGCCCCCACCTCGTCCAACCTATTCAACAAGTATCGCCGGTAACGGCAAAGGAAATACCATGCGTGAAACTGATCTGCCGAATCCCGGCACCTACGGCAAGGGCCAGAAGCTCCGCCGTGAAGTCGCCCTGGCAATCTCTGCCGCTGAACTCGTCGCTGCTCGTACTCCCGACGGCAATCCCGAAATCGCCAACAAGCTGAAGGCGTTCCTCACGGCTGCTGCTGACGCCTGCCCCGGCACCCTGACCCCGCCCGAAGAAGGTGGTGGTGAAGAGGGAGGCGGTGGAGAGGGCGAGGGCGGCGATCCCGAGGCTTAACCCATGTCTACCCCTTACCGCCTAGACAAACGCCTCGTGGCGAGCGTCCTGGCGGCTGCTGTGGGCATTGCTACCCCCTTCCTCAAGGACGAGGAGAGCCTGCCCGTGGATAAGAAGGGCGTCCCCCTGGTCTACATCGACCCGGTAGGAGTGCGCACCTTCTGCTACGGGCAGACAGGCCCCCTACCCGTACAGAAGCTCACCGTGGAACTCTGTGCCGACCTCCTGGATAAGGAGGTGGACCGCATAGGAAACCTGATCCTGGGCCTCGTACAGGTCCCCCTGGCCCCTCACCAGCTTGCTGCCCTCATCTCCTTCACCTACAACGTGGGTGACGGTGCCTTCAGGTCCAGCACGTTGCTGCGTAAGCTGAATGCAGGGGACTACAAGGGAGCAGCCGCACAGTTCGACCGCTGGAAGTACGCCGGGAAGCGTGACTGCACCATCCGAATCAACAACTGCT